CTATTACAGTTATAAGCTGAGCGAACTGGTGGAGTTCATCAGCGACTGCCGTGTCCGGATGGACCGCTTTATCCTTCCTGCCGTCTCCGGGCTGAAAGCGCCGGGTGACCGTCTGAAGGGGATGTGTTTCGAGCACTTCATGCACGTGGACACAGCTTTCAACCGCTATGCGCGTGACGGCAAGGATGCCTCACTCGATGCTTTCGTATCAATGCTCTATTTGAAAGACAACGAATATATTGTCCTACCGGCGGGCGGGAAAAACGGTTTATTTAGCAGGCAGAAACCGCTGATACTGCAAAAACGGATAATGAAGGTGACAAAGATTGACAGGTACGTCAAGTATGCCATATTCCTGAACTACGTTTTTGTCAAGAGGTGGCTTTCAAAGGCTTTTCCTTTTCTCTTTCCGTTGGATGATGAACCGGAACCGGAGGAAAATCGGAAAAGACCAACAGCACCGTCTGTCAACTGGCTCGACATCTTCGACGCTTTTGTCGGTGACGATGTGGCAGTGATGGAGAAATACCAGGCAATGCCGGTGGCAACGGCATTCCGTATATTGAATAAAAGAATCCGTGACGCTCAAAAACAGAAGAAATGACTTTTTCGGAATACATAGAGAAGCTGGCTGAAAGGCATGTCGATATACGACACAAGGAGAATGATGAAGTACACTTCCTCTCATCAGAACGGGAGAAGCATACGGCACTGGACAGCGTGCTCCACTATCCGGCAGTGATTGTGGACCGTGGCTCAGGATTCGGTTACGGCGGTAATCCGGGTGCATACCGAAAAGACCGCGATTACCTGCTCTTCATTGTGGAGCATGTGTCCGACACCTCCGACTATGAGCAGATAGAGGCTGCCCTTGACAAGTGCGAACGTATTCTTGATGAGCTGCTCAACCAAATTTTGGAAGACAAAAGGATGAAAAGGCTGTGGCTCGCTTTTTCCTTGGAAGATGTGGAAGCGGATTATGTGGTGAACAATGATAACCAGCTTTACGGTGTAGTTGCAGCTGTTAGTCTGTCCGAACCTTATAAAGCTTTGAACTGCCGGAAGGCATTTGTATTATAATATGGCAGATACGATTGACATACTCAAGGAACTTGCCCTACAGGTACGGTACGCTACCCAAGAGAATGAAAATACGGCAGAACGGGTAGGCCGCACGCTGGTCGGAATCTTGAATCTGTTATCCAAATACTCCCCTGAAGAATTGGAGAAGATTTTTCTGAGGAAAGATCGAGCTGACGGCACAAATTTTCTGTTGAAGTTCGGCGAGTTTATCGACTCTATGGTCGCGGGCAAGGGTGCCGGAATATTCCCTGACGGCCGTATGCAGCTGTCCCGCCTCGAGGTCCGCGACAGCCTTACCGTCCTTGAGCTTATCTTCAACCGTCTCTCCGCCATGGAAAGCGACTATTCATTCTCCGAGTCCGGTACCATCGAAAGTGTATCGCAGCTTGAAGACGGCACATACAGCCTGAAGATGAAGAAACGGTGGGATAACGACTTTACTGCACTGGCAGAAAACGATGTTGTATATGGTGTTGTCAATGACCTTGCATCAGGTGGCGGCAAGTATTATACCTCCTGGCTACGTGTCTTGCATGTTGACATCTCAGCCAATACGATCAACGCTGTGATGTACCCTGATAGCGAGGTGCCGGGTGGCAAGAATTATCCTCCTGAGCCGTTGATGATATTATCACACCGTGGCAACCCGGTTGATACTGAACGGCAGGGTTATTGGTATCTGTCATCCCGTGAGCATTGTATCTGCATGCTTAACGGGGTCACAAAACCCGTCCTTGAGGAAAGCAACTATTCGGTGATCGTCGGCAGGCTGAAGCATCTGTCGCTGTTCGACAACCTGCCCATCAACTACCTGCACTCTTATATCTACGTCCGGGGATTGGTAGCGCAGGACATCCACCGCATCGACTTCCAAGGCGTATTGCCCCGCATCGCCAACGACCGCGGCGAGTGGAGCATGGAGACCGCCACCGGAGCAGAACCCTACCAAGCCGACCGCGAGGCACAGACCGAGACCGTACGTGTGATGATGTACGATACCGTGTGGCACTACGGATGCAAGTGGATGTGTCTTGTTTCCGGCACTACCGACGAACCCCAATACGGTTCCGCATCCTGGGCAATGATCGAGGGCAATCCGGATTTCAGCATCGACATTGAGAGCAGCAACGGCTGGTACTTCGATGCGGAGCGTTTTGCGACCACCCTCACCATTACCGGTGAGCTGTACAACCGTGACGTTACGGCGCATATCCTTGACAGTGATGTGGAGTGGACGCGCGACACGGGCAACGTCACCGAGGACAACGCCTGGGCGGTCGCACACGCGGAAACCGGCAAGTCACTGCCGCTGACGGTCAACGACCTCGGCCCCGACTATATGAACATGACCGGGTGCAAGTTCATCGCACGGGTATTGCTGCGTGACGGGCAGAACAATTATGAGACAATGAATTATATAACTTTCTAATTATGCAGACTATACAGAAGAAGATAGAGGTCAACTACCGCCCTCTCCAGACCAGCGGCGGGATAGAGGTTGTCGGCAGCGTGCCGGACGTGCAGGTGTACCAGGCTGACAAGGCCGAGTACACTCCGGACTACACGCTTACCCCCCTGACGCTGTTCCCCCGGTGCAATGCCACCGACCCGGATGCGGTGGTCAAGGTGGGTGCGGTCAACGCGTCATTGGTCAACATGAAGTGGTACGAGCGCTTGAACGGTGTGCGGACATTGATTACATCTGCCAACAAGAGCTATGTCATTACCGAGACCGGAGCCGAGAAGGGTAAGATACAAGTGAAAAAGAATACCGTTCCCGGCAGTCCGGTAACACTGGAGTTCTACGCCGAGTATGTCGATGCGAAGCGTACCGGACAGACGCACGTCTACCGTTTCAGCCGTCTTGTTCGCGCCGTAGATGGCAGCGAAGCACAGCCTAAGCTGGTGATTGATTCTCCTTCTTCTTTGGATTGGAATCCTTGCCGTGATATATCAAAACATATCATTACCGCCAAGCTGCTTGTCGGCGATGTAGATGTCACAGCAACCAACAAGTGCAAGTTCTTCTTCTATCGGAAGCTGAATACGGGCGCACTGGAGCAGATTACCGACGGTAACGGCGACAATGACTGGGAGTTCGTATCACTGACAAAGAACGTGCTTACCATAGACCGGGACTATATCGGCCACGAACAGACCTACGTCGTGAAAGCATCGTACTCGAAGGACGGCACCCCTTCATCCAAGCCGGACAGTGACATAGACTATGTCTCCACCACCATCCGCAGGCGTATTCCCAGCATCGAGATTGACTGGGAGGGATTTCCGCAGCAGGTGGCAGACGGAACCAAGATGATATACCCGAAACCGGTCATCCGTGATACGGCAGGGATTGTCCCCAATCCCCAGGCCATCCTTGAGTGCGAATGGTACACGAAGGCGGCCGGCGCCTCCTCATACGTGCTGGCCGCTGCCGGGTACTCGCCCTCCATCCCATGCACCGACGGCATGATGCTACAGCTGAAGGTGATTGACAAGGGCCCGTATGCGGCGGTGGTGACATCTGACGGCAAGTACGTGACGGATGACAGCGGTAAGTTTATAGTGGCAAGGAAAAGGGATGTTTAACCATTAATCGATAGCAGTATGGCATTTTATATCAAAGTGACGAGAGAGGTTGCGGACAAGCTGGGAGTGGCAGGAATCCGCAACAGCACTGCCGACGGCAATGTGCTGTTATGGCAGGCCGATGTGGCAGGCTTTCCCGGCGATACGGTATTCGACCGGGCGGCAGTAGTCGGGGGCGTGTGCCTTTCCCCGCAGCAGGCCAAGGGTGAGATAGACGGCGTGGAAGATCCGGTGGAGGTCGCCACTCCGGAGGGTTTCATGGATAAAGACGGGGAGGAGGTGACCGATGAGCGTAGCGAGTAAGGTCGGGCAGGTAATCTTTTCGCAAAAGTCTGGCGTTTACATGCCAGCGATTATGTGCGACAAAGGCGACCTCTATCAAGAGTATGATGGTGAATCGGGTGCTCCGACAAACATAGCCCCCGACTTCACCACGATGAAGCCGACGCTCTCCTTCCTTCTCACCTCCTCACGGGTGGCTGAGGGGGTTGTGGTGCCCTCTTCCATCAGGTGGTATTTCAATGACGTGTTGATAAGCTTCACATCCAACGTTTCCACGAACACGTTCGGCGGCGAGACGGGGCATTTCAAGTACATCCCCTACAAGGCGGGCACTACGAACTATTACGGGCTTCAGATCGTGAAGAACCTGGTGAAGGCGTCGTCCGGTGCGAGCTGCAGCGTCAAGGCGGTGGCTACGGTGACCGTGGGCAACGTGTCGGATGAGGTGCAGTTCGTTTACAGCATCCCTATCACCAAGGGTGTGGGCAACCAGAACGTGGTGACCATCGTTTCCGGAGATGACAAATACTTTGCCATCCGTGAGAAGGGAGGCAGTGTCGTTCTCACGGCAATGGCGAGACGTGGAGCGTCAGAGATCACCTCCGGACTAACCTACAAGTGGTCCAGGATGGTTAACGGTGCCTGGCAGACACTCGTCGACCAGACCGGCAAGAGTCTGACCGTTACGGACAGCCTGGTTGACACTACGGGCATCTTTAAGGTGGAGGTGTCGCAGGGCGGCAATCTGATAGGCCTTGACACGCAGACGGTGATGGACTTGTCAGACCCCTACGACATCATAACTAATCCCAATCCCGAGGATGAGACGATTGTTTCCGGTTCCGGAGGTTCGGTGACTTATACGCCTATCCTTGTCAAGCGGGGACAGACCACGAAGGCAAAGAATATGCTGTTCTATTTTGTCTTTATGGATTCGGCAGGGGTCATTCTCAATCCGGCTACGGCGAATGTGGCTGCGGCAAGCGGTACCTGCACTGAAGCTATGTGCCAGCAGGCAGGCGGTAATGTGGCATGGGTAATAACGACAAAGGATTGAGGCATGGCAAAGAAAGCGTTGGCAAGCAAGACGGGAGAAGTGAAGTATCTCCAGCAGGGACCGGTCGGCCCACTGGTCTATCCGACCGGGGAGTACGCGGCATCCGTATCCTATACCCGTACCCCACTGTCCGCACCCATGGTGCTGTGTGAGGGGCAGTATTACGTATTGAACAAGGAGGGCACATTTAAGGGTGTCAACCCCAAGACAGACTATGCGGCAAACGGCAGTAAGGCGACATGGGTAGTGATGGACAAGATACAGTATGCCTTTATCGAGGTACTGATGGCGAATTTCGCCAAGCTGGCAAGTGCGGTGTTCTATGGGCAGTATATGTTTTCGCAATACGGAATAAAAGCCGATGGCTCTGCTGTAGAAACGGTAGGCGGATATAAAGATTTTAATTACAATGACCCGATGAATCCGGCAAACAAATTTCGACCAAACTTACTCCTTGATTTTCTGACTGGGAGCTTCAAGGGACGTAATGTTGAAGTTGAGGGGACAATTATTGCCAATGCATCATTTGTTCGGATGCATGATTTCCGTGCAAACGAGGGGTATTTCTTTTTGAATCCTAATTTTGGTTCTGATTTTATCAATGGTCGCCCTAATCGTATTTCTACTGCTGTATATATGCTACCGGATGCTGCTCAATATGCCGGAATGAAGATATCATTGACGATATACAAAGACTTAGCGAGCACATACGGGTATATATCAGTTGTCACTAAGAATGCGTTTAATGAAACAGCAGTCGTTGGTAGTGAAATGAAATATTGCAATAGAGCAAGTATATCTGGAGCCGGAAGATATGAATTTATATCATTAGGCAGTTTATGGTTTTTAGCAAATGACAATGGAGCTTCGTTTTCTTATGCTGATTTGGGTAATTATACTTATGAAGATCCTGTTAGCTAGAGAGAATAATATTAAACAAAACGAGAATAAAAACAAAATGTTAAACCGGTTGTCGTTTTTATCCGAAAATGACGACCCTCAAAAGTACAAAGGTATGATGGAAAAGATTAAGTTGTCAGAAGTGGAGAAAGGTTTGCCTAACGGAATAATTGCTCAGATACGCGGGCTGAACACCCAGGGAGAGGGCATTTTAGAACCGTTGAATTCTTTTTTGAGTGACATATTATGTGCAAGAGGCTCCTTTATATATAACAGTCAAGAAGTTATAGATAACCTCAAGCAACCTGGTGTGTATATGCATGGGGACCCCATAATCGGTACGGGGACTTTCTATGGCGCGCATGGTGTGCTCTTAGTCTTGTATGTAAATGAATATACAATACATATTGATTTTCCTGCAAGGAAAAACTTTATCCTTGTAAGAAAGTGTGTCACTGTCAACGGGAAAGATGATTGGTCAGAGTGGAAATATATATCGTTAACAGACATATC